CATCCCAAAATACAACAACCTTATCAAAGTTTTGTTCTTGAACGAATTTTCTGATTGTATTTAAGAAATGATATATCCCACCAACGTGTTCTCCCTTATGGTAGAACTCCTTAACTCCGTGAAATCCAATCTTTAATAAATTATTACCGTCAACTAAAAGTGTTTTAATCACACATCCTTTTTAAAGGGTTAGGAAATTTTGTTTTTTAAAATATAGTATATAAAATGTCGTATTTCAAGTATCTAAAAAATTAAATATTTGATTTTACCTTCGGTAAGGTTGTATCTATTTGACATACCGCCAACTGGTAAATTCTAAAATCCCATTCACCACCATAATTCGAATCTTCCAAACTAAACATTGCATTAATAGAATTTACAATACTTTGTTCTAATTTATAAAGTTGTTGTTTAGTCATTTCGTTATTTGAGTTATTGATTACTACATTAATAATAGTTTGTTCAATAACAGGTCTTCCTTTTGTTGACCCCAACATAATACTTTTAGTTGTAAAAAATACATCTGAAACATCAGGGAAACTTTTTAGAGCGAACCTCTTGATGAGATCATTAATTTTACTTTCAGTTAATAGGTATTTCATAATTATTTTTCTATGTGATAATAAAAACTAAATTTTAATCCGGAAAAAAAACCATTTAAATCTTCTGTTAATTCTCTAATTTGATTTTTCAAAAGAAGATCGAATAATGGTCCCTCTTCTTTAGCCGCCTCCCAATCATAAAAAAGGTTAATATTGTAAGCATTCATTATCTCATCATAATCCACCCATATCCTTTTCATTACAGGATATTGTCCTTCATACTTATCTAAGTATTTTTGAATAATGTTCTCTAATCTACTTTCCGTTAATAGATATTTCATAACTTATAAATATTAACTAAAAAACCAATCATTTTCTTTTCCGTATTTATCAAGAATATTCACACCAAAAAACTTGTTAATAAATTTAACAAAAATATCTTCACCAACTAAATTAAAAAAACTTTCTAACTCCGGATTCAACCACCAAGCTGTATCTGAAGATGGTACACCATCAGATTCTAACCAAATCACTTGTTCGTTATCCATATATTTTTCACTCGAATATCTATATTCACCATAGTCATTTCGAGCATTACCCCAACTCGTTTTCATTCTTAAACCACCTTCTAAAGATGGATAAAAACTAAAAAAAGTCGGTAAAAGTTTATTGAATAATCTTTCAAAATTTTTATCAACTTGTTCTTCTGTTAAAATGTATTTCACATCTATAAATATAATGTAAAATAAAAAACCCCTCTTTTAGGGAGGGGTTAATTTTATTCTGACATTTCAACTTCTTCCGTTTCGTCAAGTTTTATTTCACCATCACCGGAAAGTATTGCATTCCAATACTGAGAATATTCTTTTTTATACTTTTCAAGCGCATCTTTATCGTCCGCGATATATCCTTGTGGAACCGCAATGATCTTTCCATCTTTATACCCAAGCCCATTTACGTGGTTTTTTAGAATAGATACTTTGGTTCTGATTGCATAAGATACAGTTCTTCCGTTCTTTGTTGCGGTAATATGATTGATACCCGCATTTTTTTGATTACCAAACAAGAACACAAGTGATGACGCTAACCATAATGCTTCTCCACCTTTCGCTTTGATCGTTGGTTGTCCAAATGGATTATCCGGAAGTTCAACCCAAGGTTGGTTAATCACGACCATAGTATTATAGTAGGGATAATCCTCTTTCTTGGACTTTGTTATTCGTGCGTGAATTCCCATACCAATTTTATCAGCCAGAGTGGAGGCATTGTGTTGTTTGCCGCCCTTGCCGTCAAATGTCATTTTACAAGGAATTGAACCCACAGAATCCCAACAAATTAATAGGTTATATGGAACTTCACCTTTTTCTTGAGCATCTAATAACTCATTTATAAAGTCAGTAGCTTGTTCAATATAATCAAATGAATCGTTGAATATGAAGTCACCATCCCATTCTCCGTTTTCGTTTTTGGTTGCTTGTAATCCCAATTCAACAGCATGTTCCCAACTCCATTTGCGTTCGGTAATTATGAACACAGGAAGATGTCCTTTTCTTTGAGCGTCTGCCGCCGCAAGAATCATCGCAGTTGTTTTACTACTATTGGTATGTCCCAAGAACATATTAATCCCACCCATTACAGGGCCGGGAATACCACAAGCGTTATGAAACGCTTCACCACAATTGTAGTAGTTTGTTTCTTTATATTTTGTTTTGGTTGAGAATTTGTCTTTTATATTACCAATTCCACCAATATCTTTTTTCTTAATTCCTGCCATAGTTATATTTTTTCAAAATAAAAATTGAAAAAAGGGTGAGAGATTATCTCACCCTTTGAGTTTAAATTCATAGATTAGAACGGCATCTCATCATCAGGATCAGCATCTGCCTGTGGGTCAACATAACTTGATTTTGGTTTTGATCCACCAAATGTTACTTCACCTTGTTCATCATTTCCATATACATAACCACCTTTGTCAGAATCCCATCTTGGTGTTTGTCCGTTAGCAATCGCTTCCAAATACTCAGTTGGTTTTTTGGAATAAACATCTCTCCAAGAGAGTTCATCCGCCAACCAAAGTTTAGCGGTTTCTTTATCTTCAGACACCGGAGATGGATCATCATACATTACTGTTTGGATTGTAGTGTAATCCTTACCTTTTGGTGTTTTTGCTTTGGTAAGTTCAATAATGAGATCTCTTCCTTTTTCAGGATCGGTAATATCACCTTTCGCCTTCCAAATAGGAATGATTTTATCTAAAACACCTTCGTTCTTATAATTGTGTTTGAATCTCCAAAACTTAACACCATCCTCAGGTTTGTCTCTGTCAATAACCTTAACGATGTAGAACTTTTTCGCTTTGTATTGTTTGGCAAGTTCTTTATCAGAATCTTTACCGGTTGAACTCAACTCCTCATAAACTTCGTTTAATGGAGATTTTTCGTTGTCGTTCTTTGCGGGATCGTAGAGTTTATTCCACTGACCACCGACTTGAACTTCGTGAAACCACGCTTCAACAAATGGAGAACTACCGTCTTTTGTGGGGAGAATTCTAATTCTTTTTTGTGCGGATTTTTCGTTTTGAGTAAGTATTGCCGCAAAATACTTTTTCATTCTTTCCTCTTGAGTCATCTTACTTGACCCGGAAGAACCTGACTGTTTTGACTTTTCGTACTGAGCTAAGACAGAATCTAATGTAGACATCATAAAATTTAATTTTAAATAAAAATTTAATTACTTTACAAATATAAGTAAAATAAATCTTTTGTCAAATTAAACTCCAAAATTTCTATCCATATCTACATCAAAAGTACCTTTGATTTCTGAATCATTAAAATTTTCCGCCTCATCTGATGTTAAAACATACTCATTTTTTCCGGATCTTTGAATGTCTTGTTGTTTGTCATCAAAAAAATCTGTAAGTTTTTGATTGAATGGTCCGGAATCTAAACTTCTTAATTCAAGTTTTTCTTGTGGTGTTTTTGGTCTATATTTTTCTACCGCTTGTTCTAAAGAATTAATTTGGTTAACTAATTTATCCATCTCACCTAACTTAGATTCTAATTGTGATAATTGTTGAAATAACTGCTCAAAATAAGAATCTTGTTTTTCTTTCATATCCTTTTGTGAAGTGACGAGTTCTGTTACGTCAAGTTCTTCGGTTCCTTCTTCTCCGCCTTCTTTATTTTCTTCAGTTTCTCCTTCAGCATCAACTTTTTCAACATCAGGATCGTTCTCAACGTCAACAGTTTCGGTTCCTCCTGTTGTAGACCCTTCTGCAGGTGCCCCTGCAGGTGGTGGAACATCTCCACCGGGGGCCGGTGGTGGAACATCTCCACCAGGTGGGGGTGGTGCCGCTAAAGGATCTGCCGGTGGTGGAGCATCCTGCTCATTAATATAGTTATTAATCCTTTTATATCTTTCTATTTCTTCTATAATTTTTCTATCTATTGCCATTTTTAACCATTTAAAAGTTGTTTAACTCCAGTGAGTGTCTCTACCTGTACCTTTCTGTTTTTAGAAACCATGTCGTCGACTCTTTCAATAAGACCATCCTTCATTCTTACAACATAACAATCACCACTATCTAAATCGCAGACTTGTTTTGTTCCATCTCCCAAATCTTTTTCAGTAGTCCTTGTGTTTTTACCAAGATAACTATCCAATATTAATTTTGCATTCATAAAATATATTTACATATAAATATATTAAAAAAGTGAAATTTACAACAAATTTAGAGTTTTAGCCAAATTTAAAGCTTGGGTAATTTTATTTTTTAAATTTGTAATGGTTTGTGGAGAATTTTTAACTAAATTATCGTAATACCGTTCTAGTCGTGGATCAGTATTCCAAAAAAGTACATATACTTTACTCATAGAATCTACTCTTGTTTGATCACTTGTTTCATCTATCAAACTCTTGAAATTAAACAATCTACTTTTTGTGAAATTAACCATACTAATTTTGTCTTTGAATATTGCGAATGGTAAATTGTTGTTATTATTTGTTAAACACAAGTATTCTTTATTAAGTAATGCGGTTGGTGTATCACCCCAATTCAAAGTTAAATTAGCACCACAGAAGTTATTATTAAATGATGTGAATTGATTGTTTGAATAAGAATATAAATAAATAGTTGTGAAAACTGCAAATATGAGTTTGGTGTCTGTTATATCCTGTTTCAACAGTTTAGCCAACTCATTAGGTGTCATACTAGTTTGTTTTTGAATTACAGGAATAAAAGTTTGATACCTTTGTTTTAAAGATGTTTTACAACCATCTTTATTGTCAACTTGACTGTTTACTGATTGTTCTTCCACAACAACCAAGGTAAAATCCGTACTTGCTGTAAGTTTATTTTGTTTTTGTTGTATTTTATCCTTAAGTGTTTTAAATAACTCTTTTATTATGTTTTGTAAAAAATTATCAATTTCCGGATAAGTAAACATTTGCTGCCTTGTTCCTTTGAATTTAGTTTCAAAGGTTCCTGGTCTTATATTATGAGTGACTTGAGTTATTAAATAAGGACCTGTGAACATCGGAATATGTCTAAGATTGAAATACATATCGGGTTGTATCATCGCATTCCCCATAGATGTAACTTCACAATTATAAGATCTATAATTATAATAATCCCATAATGATATATTTTGACTTGCAAACTGATTTCCTGCCTTTCCTTCAACTTGACTCCTATTAGCCATCAAAGCCTCTATTGTTTGTTTTGCTGCATCTTGTCCTACAGAAATATTTTTGAATATATTTTGATTCCTGATTCCCGCATCTACATTAAACGCCACAACTTTGTTAGATATTGCCCAATCTTTCTTATCAATCAAATCATCCAAAATAGGTAATTCAGAAACTCTTTTGAACTCCCAAGCGTCTGACTTAAATTTCACGTCCGGAGCTTTATCTGAAGTCAAATGAGTACTACCATTATACCTCATTATAAAAACTAATTTAGGCCCTGTCTTTCTTGTGTCAACATTTTCAAAAACACCAAATATTTCATTACCAAATTCTAAAGTGCCTTCAGTTTTTGGGGTTGCGTTTTTATCCGGTTCGTACACCCCATAAAAATTTGAATAAGAAGATCTCAATGAACAATTAAAATTATGGTCATGCGCCAATTGAAAAAGTAGTTCATATACATTATTAAACCCACTTGAAACAAAATCTGTAAGTGTTTTTTTTACTTTGAGTGGATCAAAATAATGTTTATCTCCGACATTTCTACTTCCTCTATCAATAATTAAAACATCATCCATCAAACATTTTTGATTAAAGTCAAACCCAGCAATCCACTGATCATTAAATGCCTTAAAGGAATCCCATAACTGTAGAGGTAAAACTTCGCTTTGAACCGCCGACTTTTTTGTGGATTCTTGTTTAGATTCTGTTATATTCGGTAGTTCTTTCCTTAGAGCGGTAAAAATAAAATTCAAAGTTGTATCAATATATGTTTGATTATCATTCAAAAATTGATTTAAATCTGTTATAAATCTTGACCAATTATAATTAGGTGTATTAAACTTCTTTGTAGCATAAATTTTAATTAAGGGTGCTAAATAAGGAATACTATTTTCATTAAAAATGATATTACCATCTATGAAAAAATCTGTAATATATGAACCATTATCAGAATATCTTAACTTAGGTATTGTAGAAAATCCAACATAAGTCTCTAAAAGTTTCCACGTCTCCGGATAAGCAGATCTTGATTGAGCTAATGTTGTTCCACCTGGTGTTGGTAAAGATCCTGATACATAATTTCCTAAAGTTGGGGCATCCTCAACCACATTAACCGTTGAGAAACTGTCAAAAAGAACTCTATCATATCCAGATGGATTTCCAAATTTTATTATTTCATCATACTCCAAAAATGATTGAATATTTTTTTTGAGTTTTTTGAATTGCTCTTCTTGAATTGATTTAACATAGTTTTTTGAATCATTTTGTAATGGTATTTCAATTTTCAATAAATCAACCATCATTAATTGGAAATTTTTCTCTTTTTTGTTAGGATCTATTTTTAATTTTGTTATATCTATAACACTTATTGTTGTGTCTCCTGATTTTACTATTTGTATATCATACATCGATCTACTATAATTCAAGAACTCAACTTCCATTTTATCCAAAGCTTGTCTATCAAATACAGAAAATATTTCTTCAATAGATGAATAATCTGATAATACATTAAGTGAAAATGATTCTTGTTGTTGTTCTTTAGTATATATTGTTTTTGGGTACATTTCCGGCGTGAACTTATCAAGTTGTGTGTTGTCAAAATATCCATAATGTGGTAATCCCCACATACCTCTTACAGATCCATTGAAAACCGCAGAATTGTTATATACTGGTATTTTCAATTTGCCATTATCATCGAAGCATTCAAATTCTACTTGATTAACATTACTACCAAAAGATGGAACGATAAATCTTTCATTATTTTTTTTATCGTTCAATGAACAACTCCACGTTCTAAACCTTAATAATTCAAATATATTTGATTTATTATATCTTTTATTTTTATTAAAAGATGAATTATCTGTATATAAAATATCAATAGAATCACCGCTAGAATTAATTATATTTTGTATTTCATTACTATCGTAATTTGAAAATAAACCAAACCCTCTACAAAAAATATTGAAATCATTAATCACTTTAGGATAGAATCCAACATTTATTTCAACAACATCATCTCCAGCAATCGGTGTTGTCTTCTGTAAAACAATATTTTCACTTATACCATTTAGATTTAAGTTATACTCTTTAGAATCAGATTTTGTTATTGGGTCGTAATTTTCTTTAGCATCAAAATTTTTCCAACAATTATCCAAAATATCAACACCAGTTTGTTTCCATACTTTATATCTATGCCATATGCTTCCATATTTTAATATCCACGCATATGGGACTTTATGTACACCACCAAATTTTTTCAAACTAGCAAATATATAATCTAATTCTGTTGTTGTATTATTTTCATAGGTTTTGTATTTTTCTCTTAAAGTCGCCGTTGGTAAACTATTCAAAAATAAATAAGCCGCGGAAACATATGGAAATTCATTTCCGGATGTAAACCTATCAACACCTTCTAAAATAGCGTTTGTAAAATACGGAGTATTGATAAAAGAAGTTGTTTGGTTTTCAGTCAAGTTACCTTTATATATTTTATAAAAAACTCCACCTTCTGTTGGTAGTTGTTTCTTTATTCCTTCACTTTCTATTCTGTTTTTATAAAAAGTATTAAAATTTTTTCCATCAAAGGTGTCTTCGGTAGGTTCTGGTAATTTCAAATTAGGATCCAAATAATTAAAATTTGTTATTGGTCTGATTTGTGTTACTGACGTAGTAGTATTGAAATTAGATATAACTTTCTTATCATCATTCAACATTAAAGTTTTAGTCGTGTTAAAAGTATTCAAATAGTCAGTATTGTTTTTTCCGTTCGCAAGTCCGTCTTTAAACCATTCAGGAATCGCAAATGGATAGGTGTCGACAAATTCAAAAAAATTAGAATTTGATTTAGTTAAATAATCTGATAGTTCTCTTAATTTTGTTGGTTGTGGATTAACTTTACCCTTATTTGGATCTATTGAAGATTGATCTAAAATTTCAAAATTTTTGAAAACACCATTATCAATGTAGTTTGTTACAAATATGTCTCTTATATATTTTTGCCAACTATCCCCCAAACCTCTGTTTGATATGTTCGCCAAGTAATTGATATAATTACTTGAAGTTAAATCAAATTGTTTCAACTTTTGAATCAAATAGGGTGTATCTAACCCAACCGCATTTTTAATATTTAAAGTTTCATTCTCAGCAATAATTTGTGGTAACAAACTTTGTATCTGTTTTTTTCCAAATCTTTGATAAAAAGATGAAATGAACACTCTCTCCCATATCTCATAAAGAAATTTAACCTCTTGTTTGTTTGAGAAAAAAGTATTGGTTGTTGGAAAGTCCAAAGAATTTAATGAAATTCTATCTATATTTTGGTTCGGATTACTAAATTCAGGAGCATCAAAATTTATACTATTGTCACTTCTTTTTGCGGTCGCTCTCATATATTCTTCAACAAACTCAACTTCCGGCCATATTTCTGTTAAGTAAGATTTAGTTCTTGAAGAATGTTTAGGGTCACCTATATATTGTAAAATGTATTTTTCACCATTTGGTGTGTTTGATTCCACAAAAAATAAAGGCCACGGATAAACAGGTATTAAATTTTCACCACCAATATCAACATAATCTTTTAGATCGGGACTCGTTACTGTTTTGTTTTTATCTTGGATTACACCCATCCTAATTTGATCATTCCTTTTTGCCCAAGCTAATTCATGAGTATCACACATCAATCTAAGAAAAGCTTCGGTATTCGCCATCAAAATTGTAAATAAATTCTTCAAAGTGGGCTCAAACCCTAATCCATTATCAGTGCTTTTGAGTAAATTAGTCAATTTATCCTGATAATCACTCTCAATCTTTTGAAATTTTGTATTCAACTCTTTAGTCATATTTTCAGTGATAGTCATAAATGACTTATCATCCTCATCAAATCTGAACCAATATGATTCGTTAGTTTGTGAATTTTTTGATAAAAATATTTGACCTGACTGTTGCTTAAATTTTTTGAAAGCATCCGGATCATCTGTTGGTTTTTTAGAAAATCTTTTTTTAAATGTTTCTTCGTAGTTAATTATCGGATTTACTATATTAATTATCTCGTAAGTAATTGGATTATTAATTGAGTTTGAACCACCAAAACCAAATGTTTTATTTTCTTTCAATTTTTTATTGAATTCATCAATTGATGCTTTGAGTTCTGTTATTGCCTTTTGAGAATTTTTAGATTCAACCGTCTCTTTTTTGAAAGTATATATATTTTGTTTATTTCCATCTAAAACATAGAAATTATTTATGTCCAAATAATTGTTAAAAAATGAATTTTGTCCTGTGAATACCCTCCTTTGATAGTTTTCTAAATAGAAAAGATAATTACTATAATCGTCTATTGGTGATAAATCTTGTTGTTTAATCCAATTTAATAAATTTTTTTCTAAAGTATTTAACTTAGCTATGAACTGAGAGATTGTAATCTCGGGAAAATTGTCGGACAATAGACCTTTAGATTTATATTCGGTATAAACTTGTCTTATTTTTTGTAACCCTCTTGTAACAGGTACTGTTTTTACCTGCACATCTTGTGTGGCATTGTTTGCTGGTGGTGTAATATTAATTTTACTTTCAAACATATAAGGTAAAACCATCATATGTTGTATAGGAAGATTTTGTAAACAAGAATATTGATAAGTTTGAAACTTGGTTGTTATTTTGAAGTTTCCACTTTCCGGGGAATAGTTAGCACTGAATGTTTTCAAATGTAAGGAGTGTTTAACTGCCTTTCCATAATAACCCTTCACTGTTAAATAAAATATCGGATACGGATATGTAAAGAAACAAGCATAAGGTGACTCTTCTCCTTTTTCAAATAACGCCCTACCATGATAGTCCTCCATCATAATTGTTATTTCAAAAAAACCATTAACTCTAGTGTCAATACTGATGTCGGTAATTCCTAACAATCCGGTGTCAGTATTTTTACTTACTTGTCTTACAAATGATGTTTTATTTTCAGTGGATACTTCTTTAACTTGATTTGTACCACCGCCTTTAATCGAGTCTAATCCTGTGATTTCATTATAAAATTCATCATTTAGAAAACCATCTTTACTAGGATTTAAAAAATTAACTGTTGCAACCGAAACTAAGTTTCTACTAACATTATTATCAATACCAAGAGCCAATCTTGTTCTTGGTAAAAGGGAACATTCTAAGTTCGCATACATTATCAAATTTTCATTTTTGACCGCCCTTTCTTTAATATTACCCAAAGAATCTATAACTTTGTTAGGGTCAATTAATACACAGTTTTGATAATCAAATTCTACATATATATTTTCATCGTTACCTACCATAATAAAAAAAGTAATTATTAAGTTCCGCCTCGTAATCTTGTATAGATGTAATCAAGGGAAATGGTACAACCAACAAAGCCTTGTCCGGTATATTCCATTCCAATCCACCATACTGAGGATTTGCAGCTAAAATTAACCATCCAAAAAAAGGAGAACCATAAAGTTCTTGACTTATTTTGTCCAATCTCGAGACATTTATTTTGTAAATATAATTCTTATCTGAAGTTTTTGAAGGTAATTTTACAAATGGCACAACAGTTTGTTTTCCGTTGATGAGAAAATTTTTATATCTATTAAAATATGAATTTGACATCATAACAAAACATTTTTACCGTTGAAGATTTTCTTATCACTATTCGAATTACCTTCTTTATATATATTTTTCAATCTATTTTCATCAGTGTTATTACCTTTTTCATTTTCATTATACGTTAATTTTCTTTCTTTTCCTTTAGTGTAGGGTTCCCACTTCTTGAATGGTTCTAATTTAACTTTAAGAGCATCAAATGTAACCTTCTGTGTATCTTTAAATTTTTTTGAATCAGCTTTGAATTGGTTCATTTGTTCTTTTATAATTTCATTGACTTTATATCCATTTTCTATAACATCCGGGGTCAGGGAAATCTCATTGATCATTCGATTATATTCGTTGTCGTCCAAAAATATTCTTGACATTATAATCCAAAATTTTGCATCTCCGTTGGAAGTGTTTGTCGGTTTTATAATAGATGGAGCGGATGCGAAGTCACCCGTTAATATATCATAACTTATTTTATATTCAAGAATTTTTTCATTTTTAAGAATATCATAATAATCTAATAATTTATCAGATCCTTTTTTATAATCTTGTTTCAATTCTGCTAAAGTATCTCCACTAGTTGTAATTGTTTTTGTTTTATATACAAAAACTTCTTGATTAGATTTTATGTAACCATCTCTCTCAGTAACTACAAAATCTAATTTAGCAAAATCTTTAATTATTTTTTGTTCTGTTTCAACAATTTTCTGAGTAACTAAGTTTAATTCTGTCAATATATTTTGATATTCTCGATTAACCACCGAAATCAATTTATCAGAAACTTTATTTATTGTTTTATTAGTAAAAGATAAATCTTTTAACCTAATGGTTAAAAAGTTTTCATTGTTATTTATTGATTTTTCAACATCCTCTTTAATATCTTTTAACCTTATTTCAAAATCATAAGGTTTACCTATAATTTTTGTTTTAGTTGGATTACTGAAAGGTTGTGTTTCACCCTCTATATAGTTTGACTTTTCAGTGTAAACTTGTAAAAGTTGTAAGTTATACCTGTTAAAAATTTCATCCAATTTATTTGTTGTTGTATCCAAATAAGATTGTCCATCATCGTATAAAGCGTCCATAATCTTGGTATATGACGTTTCTCCCGTAGATCCAGACGCAACTCCTCCACCAACTTGTGTTCTAGTGATAATTGTCCCTATAGGTTCTCCACCGGCATTTTGATTTTTTGGTGGTTCCGGTTTAGGAGGTTGGGTATTATCAAAAAGAGCTTTCTTAAGTTCTTCATCAATTTGTTTAAATGAATCATCTGTCCATTCCGCTCTTTCATCATACACCTCAGTATTCGCATAGTAATTAAACGATAAAGCATTTTGCAATTTTTGTACCGGTTCTTTTAAACCCATACCACCGACAATGTTGAAGGTTAATGTTATTTTAACAATCATAGGTTGAACTCCAATACCTTCCGGATTTATATCTAATAATGGTTCATACGCGAATTGAATATCGTTAGGTATAATCTTAGTATTGAAAAAATCACCTATTCTTAAAATAAGAACCGGAGGAGCTCCGAAAGCGGTGTTTACAGCGTTATTGTATTTTGGTTTTCCGTTAATATCAATCACAGGTATTGTATCTCCGGGTCTAGTACATTGTTGTAAAAAAGTTAATCTTGAATTTAATCCCTCTGGTGTTATAGCGTGAAACGCTGGACTGAAATACTTAATTTTTCTTTTCATTGAATCATAAAAGAATGGATCGCTTTCTTTAAGTAATTCAAAATAGTTACATTCTGTAAGTAAACTTCTCAAAATAGCCTTTCCAATCCCTTCTTTGAATTTTTCCTCCACAGTAACAGTCGCCGGTTTTGGCGGTAACGCCCTCCTTTCTGTTGGACTGAAAAGTGCAACATCTTCAGTCTTCTTTGGGTCGGTCAATGGTTTTTCTTTTGTTGTTGTATCTGGTTTTGTGAAATTTATCGTCTTAATTGAGACCCTTCTACAAGCCATAGCAGGGATGGAATATTTTCTATCTGTTAAATAACTAGGATTTTCATTTTTACAATCGATATTACCTGACATATTTTGATTGTTAGTCCTAACATTTATATTCGATATTTCTTCCCCTTTAGGGGTTAATGTTACAACAATCTGATCTTTAAAGTCCGGAAGAAGTCCATCTAAATAAGTTTTAACAGATTGAGCTCTTCTTTCTGATAGTTTATAATTATAATCAATACTTGCAGGTGCTGATGCCGATGCAACTAATTCCAAAGTTAATTTTGGTTTAACCGCATTATCTTTGGGATAATTTTGAAAATATTGTTTAATTCTTTCCCCCAGTTCTTTGTTAATTTTGTCAAAATTAACTTTTACCGTATCATTTAAAAATCGATTAGAGACATCTCTACTTGTATAATTTGTATTTGCAATATATTGATTATATATATTCAAAAAACTTTCGGACCCACTTGCGGGAATATCATTGTCGAAATAAAAAGCATAATCAATCAAATCAGAAAAATCGGGTGGAGTGTAAATAGATACTGTTTCTTGGGTTGTTCCGGGTATTTCGGAGTTAACCTTTAACCCATTTGAGTTAACAATTTCTTCATATTCATCTGACTTAGCCATGACAACTTTCTTTTGTAAATCCACCAATTGATCTCTTCTTAATGTATTCCATCTTTTTGCCAATTCATATATGTCAAATTTCAAACAACCCGCTATAAATGAATCAACAATCTGATTTACGGTACTATCCTGTTGATTAGATAATTCTTTATTAACAATCAAATTTAATATGGATGGGTGATCTACAACAATCTTCCAACTTAATGACCCAGATCTTGAAGTATCTTTGTAAGTATAAATTGGTTCTGGTCTTCCTAAAAAGTTTACAGGTGTAAAACTTGGTTTAGAACTTTCACTAAACTGTAAGTCATATGGAGGAAACCACATAACTCTACCTCCGTTTGGTCCTTTTTCACATTCAGGTAAATCTTCATAGGTTAATCCAGCTCTATTTGAAGTTCTCCACGCTAAATTTTCTATTGAAAACATATACTTTTTAACTTTACCATCAACAATGTTGGTTGATCCCGGATTTTTTAAAGGTGCTATGTTCAAGTTATAAGTGTTATCCAACACAGAATAACTAAACTTCCTTATATTACCATCAGTTTTTTGAAGGTTCGCAAAAGTATAATATGGTTTATCCTTTGTAAAAATTCTACAATATATATTATCATTTTTATATACCCCTTTTGCAGTATTTGACCACTTTTGTATTTGTGATCCTTTAGTGATTTGTTTATAACCATCATTGAATATCGTGCTTACTTGGTTAATTGCATTACCAACATGAGAAAATCTGTTAGGTCCTCCCAAATCATCGGCTGATGTAACAATTCTTTGGGTATAATCTAAAATTGAAGTTTCTTTAAAATCAAATGAAGTAGAATTAAACGGTGGTTTAATTAGATCGCTGGTATATTTAGGGGAACTCCAAACAAATCCACCCGTCAAATCACCACCATTATCTGTTATAGATTTACCATTTAATCCAAAATCAAATCTTTTATCAGGACCTTCATATTGTTTTCCCAATTTATCAGGTCCATACATAGGAGCAATAATCTGTCTTCCAAATGGATCATTAGCCAAAGCATCCGCCGGTGAATCTATTCTTGACGCCTCCAATTGTTTGTTACCAACATAATATCCACCCCTATTTGGTTTATCTAAAATAGCATTAATCCCCTTTCTTGCTGTGTCAATAATTTCACCAACAATTGATCTTTCATAATCCGGTGAATACCTATTAAGGTTAAGATTGAAATATAGTTGTGATTTCTGACCTCCCCCTGTATTGTTTATAAAAATTTGAGAAGGTGAATCTTGTGTGAAAAATCTCCCAAAAAGTTTACCCACACCAGTCGCTCTTTGATTACCTTGGTCGTCTGTTTTAACTCTTGGGTCATTTCCACCATTAAAAGCTTGAGCAATTTGTCCAAATAAACTTAAATTATTTTGTGGTTGGGTGAAATAATCACCAGGTATAACAGAACCCGGAAAATAAAACCCTCCTAACCTCGCCGCGAAATCTACCGCAGCCAAAGCTATGTTACTTGGTCTTGTAATAACCCAATCTCTTTCAACTAAAGGTCTCTTACCTTGTAGTATTTGTATCGCTTGAACAGGATCACCTACGGCGTTTGGTAAATTTATACGTCCAACCGTATTTTGAATTAGTTCTCTACCTATTCTTTCCTGAAATTCTTTCTTCAAAACTTTTGACCCCAATTGAGCTATAAAAGAATCTTGAGATAAAGATCCATTATCCCCTGTTGGGTTATCTTGTAAAAGTATTTGATATGGAGAATAACTTGATGGAACAAAACTCAATGGATCTGTGTATTGTTGAAATGTTGGCACAGATTGAATGTTTCCTATTGTTATTAACTGAATAGTTTGTTGTGGGGCGTATTTGTTTTTTGTGGGAATTTCCCTTTGAATGGGTTCACTTATTATTGGTAATTTGTTGTCAGAATAATCATAAGGCCCTAAATTTGATTTTGTTTGGGCCAACCCGCCAGCGTCAACAATTTTTAAAAACCCACCTTCAGGTCCATAAGCATTTAACGGATATAACTTATCCGCAAATGGATCTTCCGATATAAATTCATCCGGAGAATCAATTACAGAATAATCACTTAATACCGTTTCATAATTTACATCATTAACAGGAGGTGTATAAGCACCTGGCACTGTATAAGGTTTTAGATTTCTTGTCATCAACTTATTTCTAAAACCTGATGTTGAGCTAAAGTCTAATGTTGTTGGCATTAATTATTTTAATAATAAATATGGAAAAAAAATTTTTATTTAAAATCAAGCATCCAAAGTCTTCCTCTTTTTTTAATTCCTTCTTGCACGTTGTCTAATAATTCACCCATATTGTTATTTACAACATCGATGATTCTCCTATCCAAGTCGCTAGGAGCATTGAAATTATGATCAACAATCAATTTAAGTGGTTCGGGTTGGATAATACTCAAAATATTAGTATTAGAGTTTAAATTACTTGAAGGTATAGCACTTGAAGATGAGGTATTAGAAGTATTAGTATTGACATTAACATTTGAATTAGCGTTTTGTGGTATTAGCGTACCTAAATTTCCAAATAATCCTGTGACAGCATTAAATATTTCAGTAGTATTAATTTCAGGCATCGATTCCAATAATGGTTTGTAAAGTGTTTCTTTTAATATTTCATTTATTTTGTTAGGGTCTCCTAAAATAGTTGGATCTGCCGCGATTTTTGCCGCTAAAGTCGTCACTGTATTAGACATACTCCCAATAAAAAGGTCAGACATTTTGTTTGTCATATCATAAGCTCCGGTTACATCATACCTTTCACCACCTTTACCTTCTCTCTGTTTTGCCTTTACTCCCATTGTTTCGAAAAGACCTCCTGATTTTTTATTAAATTCATTTAGATTTTTACCTAAACCCATTAAAGCATCATTAACCTTACTATTACTAGCAAGTAAGCTAGGATAAAAACTATGAAGTGCTGTTAGTGTGTTATTTAACTTCATTATCTCATGTTGGGAACTTCTTTGAGCTTCAATAATATCTTGATTTGGTTGTTTTTGTTCTTGAATTTGAGTTTTTAATTTTTCTGATTCCTCTTTTGTCAATGTAGAAATATCTCTAGCAACACCATCTATGTTAATAACATACCTTCCTTCCATTTCGGTTCCCTTTTCCCCTAATTGAGCTTGTCTGTAAATCAAATCTTTTGACGCTTGGTCAGAAGCCCAATCAGGTAATTCAATCTTTTTCACTTTGTCATTAAATTCCGCCATTGCTAAACCGGCATTCATTATATAGTCAGTACTAAGTCCCGGTATTTCTTTTGACAAAACTCTAATTACTTCCTGACCCATCGCATTTATAGTTCTTTCACCCGTCTTTTCATCTATTGTAACAAACCTTTGAAACTCCTTACCCAGCATTTCCTGTAATTTACCGGGATCGTTCCTTGCAATGTCTTGTAATTCATAAACATTTGTTAAAGAACCCATTCCAAATCTTTGGAATGCACTTGCCATTTCCACCGCCTTTTCGGGATCAAATAAAGAATCCGCAATTTTTAGAGTATCATCCATAGATATTCTAAGCTTTTGAGACTCTGAAGCCATTTTCGCCATACCTTCCACACCGTTTTTAAAATTGAATAAGTTTAACTTACCCATATTTTTTTCTATTTCATCAAAAACTAATTTCGCATTAGCACCACTTTCTTTCGCAACATTCATTATCTTATTTACTTCTGTACCGATATTATATATCGACATACCCGCCTTTGTGAAATTTTCAATTAGTGACTTTGCGTTTTCTTTACTAACCTTAAGACCCCCCTCAACCATTGAAACCGAAGCATAAATTTGTTTCATACCCTCAGATGTAATCATTGCCGTACCACCCATTGACTCATTAGCAGCTTCTTGGATATCAACCATATCCTCGAAAGTTCCACCCATACTTTTGACATCAAACTCAGCCTTAGCAAAAGAAGCCCTCATAGTCTCGGCAAATTCTCTACCACCACCAAACTGTGTTGATAGTTTCATTATTGCATCTTCATACTCACTAACTCTTTGGGCAAACCCTGTAAGTTGTGTAGTGGCAATTTTCGAATAATTGTCCAAGAAACTTGTAAATAACTCTTTGGGAAAGCTTAAACTAGGTTCATTAGGGGTTGTCATTTCCGGAGTAACCCCTGTATTTTTATTTGATGGAGGCATCATATTTTATAAATATATTTAATCCGGATTTTTTTCTTTGATTAATTGTTCAATCAAGAATTTTCGTAAATAAACAGGTAGGATAAGGAAATCCGAATATGAAATTTTAAGATGTCTTGTACAAATATAATATTCTAAAGATTGCACCGCTCTATAATCAATAGAAAGGCCGAAAAAATTCAACCCCGAAAGATATCTCAAACGGTATCTCTCTTCCTGATGGGGCTATAATTGTTTTTTTTAGGTCTAATCCGGGTTCGTTTTCATTAATGAATGTACGTATATATTTCGAATCGGCAATTGGTAGTGTTTCTATAGTTTGCGATATCATTCCTCTATCTTTACTCCCGTCTATTTCCACAATAATTTTGTTCAATCTCCACGTCTGAGTTGGGGGTATCCTTCCTGAAGGATAAGTAGACGCCATTTTATCAATCTCAGTTATATCATAAAAAGATAAAGGCTTTATTTTAATATTTAAACCTGACTTAGGTAGTTTTAAAGTGAATAACCCTTCTTCATCAGGGGGTGTTTTAAAAATTTTAAAAGATAACTCATCTAACATTAATGTAGATTCGAACTCTTTATTCGTTTCCGGATCTCTGAGAGTAAAATTATACTCAGGTCCAAAAGCGGTATTTCTTAAAAAGATTAATATCGCTTGTATATCTCCTTCAATAAGTTCTTCAGGTCTAATTTCAGGTTCATAAATTTTATTTCTTAATAAACTCATTATGACACCTTCCTTTACGTTTATACCTCCTAGTAGAATATTTTCATCAGCGGCGGTTAAGTAACCAACTTTCAAAGATTTCTTTTTTGATTTGTAATATAACCCCCCACTTGGTAATTTTACCACATCGTGTGGTAGAGTAAAGTTTTCCTGTCCGTATTTAATTGAATCTTCCATAAATAAAAACGTAGGGTTTTGTCCCTACGTTAAATATATTTAATTAATTTTTTATGTAAATAAAAAAAATTAGTAAACTAAAATACATCTATCCATACGAAGATTTGCCTTGATTTCTACTAATTTATCATCAGAGTAAGATAAAGTACCATAATCAACACTTGTTAAAAAAGTTCCTTCTAAAATCCATTTTTCAACTACCACTCCAGTTGGGTCTAACATTTCCAAATCGACATTTCTTTTATACCCAACGGCATAACCCATACGTCCCGTTACAGATTCCGCACATAAACGAACCCATTCCTGTAAAGCCTGAGCGGCTGAAGGTCCGATAGGGTCTCTAAAGGTTACACTAATCTCTTCCCAAGTAAACCTACCTGCAACATAGGTTGAAGTATTTAAAAATTGAATTTCCACAGCAGGAATTTTAATTTTTGGTCTGGCAGCAGAAGTGACATACCATTCATTAATACCAAGAGGACTTGGAAATCTCAAAATAAATCGGTTATTCCTTTTCGGTTCATAAGGAATGGGCATTTTCATTAACAAATCAGCCATAATATTTAGTTTTAATTATTTTTAGTTTATTATAAATATATCCAAACACAAAAATTTTTCTATTTACTTTATTTTTTAAAAAATTTATTATTAATTATCTCCAGTATACTTAAATTTAACACGCTTACTTAAAAATTCATCTTCACTAGTTTTTTCAATATTCTTTCTATCATCATCTGAAAATCCAATAAATGGTAAAAAGAAATTCTTAACATCATTTTTAATGTACGCCTTTTTATTTAATTCGTGAGCCAAATTTGTTACGTAGTTTACAAACTTTTTTAACGCTTTAACTTTTTCTTGTTCAGGGTTCGCCTCACTACCCTTTCCAAAACTTACAGGATAAAATTGACACAAATCTAAATATGAATTTATAAGTTCCATCTTTGAAAGATTTTCTTGATCCATAAATTCTCTATACTTTTTTAGATTTTTAGTCAACTCCTCATTATTTATACCGTTCGTATTTGAAACAATATAATTATATACCGCCTCTTTAATTACAGTTGGGGTGTGTCCTCTCGCAGTTATTATCGAAAAAATTGATCCGTTGTTTATACATTCCACGAAATCATTCCACGAAGGTCCGGGTTCTGCTAACATGGCATCGATAATAAATCTTTTATCTCCTTCAGTTCTGAAATGTTTAAATGGATTTTCGGCGTAACCAACAATTCTTTCACCTTCATAATTAAAGTCATCAACACCAATCAAAGATCTATATTTGGCAAAATCTTCAGTAGACATTCCCATTTCCTGACCTTTGTCGTTTTTAACCATAATTTTTGTTGGCATATAAACAATATTATCATCCCAATCAAAGGCGTAATATCTTAGATCTGGCGTGTTATCTTTAAATCCTTCAAAAAGTTTTCTTTTCATAATCATAAAAAAGTGGGGTTTTTAAATTATTACAAAGTTAATGATTTTTGTAATAATATTAACCCCACTTTGGTTTAAAATATTAGATATTTTCAAATGATGCCCCTGTTGGAGTGATCAAAAATTCAATATCTATAAATTCAAGAGCTTTGGTAGGTTTAATGTAAATCTTTCCGACCAATTGATTTCTATCTAAATCTTCAGGAGAAGAAGAAACTGTCACACGGAAATCGTATAAACCTCTGTCTCTTCTAATACCATCTAATATTGGATTAACCGCATCTAAGAAATCTTGTCTCACTCTTTCGTCGTTTTGTTCAAACAATAATCTTACAGACACTGCGGAAATCAACTTACGAGCCTGAAGAAGAAGTCTTCTTACATTGATTCTATCAAGAGCGGATTCTCTAATCTGAAGAGTTTTATTACCCCAAATTACTGTTCCTACATCAGAGAAGGTCGCAATTGGGTTAATTCTTCCTTGATAAAGAGTATCTCTATCTTCTTGAGTCAATTTTCTTCTTGCTTTGATTGAATTTACAAGACCTCTTGTATAACCAGCCGCTGCGAACCAAGGGAATGCGATATTATCTGTTAACGCCAAGTTTCTTGTTACTTCAGCAGTTGCTGGTATATAAACCTGTGTATTATTAACAGTATCTCTTGTTAAAACCCAAGGGTAATAAGTTGCGGTATAGTTTGAATCGATACCTGTTTGTTCTAAGTTATCTACAGCTTCTTGAGGATAAATGAAATCTAAATTGTCAGATGAAGATGGGACTAACAAATTATAATCAGGTGTTGTTGTAATATAAATTGAATCGGCTCTATTAAACTCAATAAGTTCAATTGCATCTTCAACCAGATTACTATTATTAACATAGTCAATACCCGGAGTAACGAATACGTTTATATTAACCGCTTCCGGATTTACATATGTTCTTTGACCTAACAAATATGCGTAGTAGTCAGTGTTGGCCCAATCACCGGTATTATCACCAACCGTAATTCTTCTAAATAAACCAGCACCAGTTGCATTTGGATATCTATCACTAACACAAGCACCTCTTAAGTATCCGGTTTTACCCAACACAAATTGATCCGAGTTAGTTCTATATTCTCTGTAAATATCCCAACCGTCAAATCCACCTGCAACGAAAAGTGTGAACTTTCTTGCGAAGATTCTATAGTATGGATTTTCAGTATCATCCGGATCTTCACGGAATGTAGCATCTCCACACACAAATTGTGGTGTACCTGATGTTGAGAAATTATTAGGTATAGTAATTACAGATGCACCTTCATCCATATGGAAACCGGCTGTCTTATATGGCCAATCTTGTAAAACAGGTTCACAAGTAGTTCCTAAATTTTGTTTACCTATATATTGGAAGAAATCAAGATCATACCCAACTGAAGAAGAAAGACCTAAATAAGTTCTTCTAACATTATCTCCCACAGTTACAACAGCATTATCAGCACCCGTTGTAAATCCAAAAGGAGGATTGAAAACAACTTCACCAGGAAAATCATATTTGGTTTTATAAATTGGGAATGGTGATCTTACCCCATCATAAACTCTAAAGGTATATCCCTCAAACCCGCAAGGTAGAGAATCAACAGGTGCATCTTCATTAAGTTCCAACATAACGAATTTTGAATTCAAAGAGAACTCACCATTAGAAGATCCTATTTTTTTACCAACATAGTTATTTTGTCCTATATCCATAGAACAATTTGTAAATTTCTCTAAAACCACGGGGGATGCATCCGTATCAAAAAAGTCTCTAATAATTACATCAAAAGTTAAATTATTAAATGACATATTAGCAATAGAAATCTTCAATTGTTCATTTGCACTATTACCGTCGGCAATAGATACAAATTTAAACAATCTATATACATTACTACCCCTCAATTCAGAAACAACCCAAGGACTTGCTGGAGATTGATATCTTTCAGCATAGTATGCTATATTGTCAAGTTTATTCGATCTTGCACTATCAAGTTCTATTAACTTTTCTCTAAGACCACGAATATAACCTTTATTATATGCCCATTGTAATAATGAATCGAATCTTTCTTCAACCATTAAAGGAACTTCTTTTCTATCTTTACCAAAATTTGAAACACCGAATACTTTAGGTAGATAAGTAGCATCCGAAATAGACATTGAGGTTTTAAACGTAAATAATTGATTATCTTTATTTATTACGTTAATACCGAAAGACGCGAAAGGGTTTTTCTTAACTGATTCATAACTACCTGTGAAATCTAATGTTACTTTAGTACAATCATCAACTTCATAAACAGGTCCATCATCATCAGAGTCATAGATACTTAATCCTCTTGATCTTAATGTAGCAACAACCACATTATTATAATTTGAATAACTATCACCTGTATAATAATAAATAACACCATATAAAGTACCTGAGAAACAGGTAGGTGGAACAACTTGTGTTGCTGTTGGTGTTACTGTAGGTGTTGGAGTGTCATCACAAGGATTAACGGGTGGTAGAGTTGTTGGAGGTAATGTTGTTGTTGGTGTAATATTATTAGGGAATTGATATAAGTTACCAATTGCGGTCCAAAATGAATATCCGGAATAAGAATCACCAGCATAATTATCAAACAATGAATAATACCAAGCGTCATTTTTATATGATGTTAAATCGGCGACTTCAGAATCAACATTTGATACATCTAACACGTTTGTTCCTGCAGTGAATTGAGATGATAAAGTTAAATAATCATCGCCTTCTATTGTACCATAATAATAAATGGAACTTGCACTTTTTGATGGATTCTCAAAAATACTAGATAATTGTGACTTTATGTCACTATCTAATGTAGATGTAGAACCATTATTTGTGGTGTAAGAATTTAATAACAAATCTTTAATTTCATCAGGGAAATCGGTTAAAAACTCAATCGATGATGTTGAACCGCCGCAACCTGAAAAATTAACTTGGAAAGGTTTGGTAACTCCAGTACAAGATATATCACAAGTTTGAGCCGTAAAATTAGGTATTTTAGTACATATTTTATTAAATCCTACTGTTGAGCTATCAACATTAGCGATTGTTGTTATAGACCAAGAAGGGCCCGCATCATATCCTGACAATCCTAAAATCCTAGTCATAAACATTTGATTAGATTGTTGTAGGTATGCCTTTGCAATATATGATGCCTCATATTTAGGAATTTGTGTGTTAACAAACTTCTCAGGAGAAGTCCCACCAAAATAAGTTTCAAATTCACTGTAAGAAGTTATAAAAATCGGTTCAAACGCCGGACCTTTTAATGCTTCACCTACAATACCCAAAGTAGTGACACCCACACTTTGAGAAACGAAACTAAGATCTCTTTCGGATGTATACACACCAGGAGATACGAATACTTTACTATTTGTTGCCATCTAAGAAAAAATTTAAATAATTTATTTAATCATAAATATTTCTTTTTTTAGCAAAAAACTTTACTTTATAAAAGATATTTATATTATGGCAGATTATTTTCTTCCTTTTTTCTGCCTTCGTTTATGACCTCAGAAAAGAAAAAAATAAAGAATCTTAAGATATCAGTAGAATCTCACGAGATATTAAAAAAATATTGTGATAAAAAAGGTATTAAAATTTACAAGTTTTTGGAAAACTTAATTATAGAAAAATGTAAAGAAAAGAAGGATATTTACGGAGAATCTTAAACTATGTTAGCGATAAACTTTAATTTAGACTCATCACTATCCACAAGTTTTATAATTTCAAACCTTAGTAAGTCTTCACTATTTACTTGAATTTTTGATAAGTTAGTTCCATAAAAGTCATCATTTATATACACATCATAAGATTTAGAATTCACACTTTCAATAAAATTTAAATCGACTTTATCAAAAAATCTTTTATTTGATATGCTACTACTTTCAGAAAAATTAACATCAACAGAATAAGAAGATGGATTTATGTCCATTCTATTTTTCCTCTGTCTTTTTTTTGAATCCGTGACCTCATTTAATTGTAAAACTCTTGAAACTGCGGGTTTAACTTCAAATTCATCTTCATCAATTAAAAATCCCATCATAGTGAAATCATAACTTTGTATGTAATATTTTCTTTTTTCTAAATCCATAACAGACTCATCCGAAATATTATCCCACACAATTGGAATATAGTGACCTTTTATTACCACATAGGCCTGACGAGAAGAAAATTTTTGTAAAACAATTTTATTAAATTGATTAATCTCTCTTATTCTATTACAAATAATTTTAACTGAATATTTTATATCTACCGGAACAGGTTGTGGTATTTTATAAACATCAACATTAAGACGATTCCCATCATAACTTGGAACTGATGCATAATAAAATTGTTTTCTTACCGGAATTGTATATTGGAGTGATGGGGTTGATCCATATTTCAATTCCGGATTCCTTACAACACTTATAAACGGAGGAGATATGTTTTTATCTAAATCCTGAAAGTTCCAAGTTTCAGTAAATTGAGCCCAGTTTTGAGTGGTTATGATTATGTCAACATTAGGAACACTTTTTCCGTCTACAATTAGTTTAAGATCTTCTTTAACAAAATCCAAAAAACCTCTATCTAAATCGGCGTGAAGAATTGATTTTGGAAGAAACGTTCCTTTCTCATTAATTTTCTCCAAAAGTTCAACTCTCCTAGGATAAAGGGTCCTATAATTAGTTAACTCAATATCTTTTTTTATTTTTTTAGGAAATGCCATTTTTATAATTTAACGTATGTTGTTCCGGGAATGAAATCCTTTGCCTGATGTTTTGGTAATAAAGTTCTCCAACTATTACCGAATGTTTTTTCAAAATGTGGAGCATCTTTAAATGATTTCCAATCTCCACCCCAAGTCCATCCATTTCTTTTTAAAATTTCAACAATTTCCATCCAATCTGATTTACCATCTTTATCAAAATCTACATTTGTTTCCCAAGATGCCGTATCAACTTTACCATCTCCATTGGTATCTTTTATTAATACAATATCCAAAGCTAACCCATAATTATGAATTGACTGGCCACCTTTAGCCTTTGTAACCACACCTAATCTTTTCCCTTGATTATCAAATAATTTAGTTCTACCTTGGGCATATAAAGAATCCTGCTCCAAGAATGTTCTTAATGTGTATGCAAATCTACATATCGCCCTTCCTGTTAAAGCGGGAACGATTTGAGCTCTGTAAATGTAATTTACCTCCTCTCTAACTGCGGGATGTAAAAGTTGAATTCTGTCAAGTGTTAATTTGTCTTCCATATATTAATTTTTAATTTTGGCTTGAGCAATTAATGTGTCATTACCATATTGAAATCTAAAGGTAAGATCCGGATATTTGTTCTGTAAGTATTCCAACCATTTCTTAACACTTTTTTTAGACATAAAAGAAGATTTGATTTTATCTTCTTCATAATCAAACGTATCAAGTTGTTCTTGTGGAGTTTTAGTTAAGCCTTCTTCCTTAAGAATTCTATAATATTGACTTTCTGTTAATTTTATTCTCATAATCCTCTAAATTCGTTTTGACTTACAGGTGCTGCCTGTATAGTTCTATAAAAAGGTTTATACCCAGCGTATGTATGTTTATTATCTGAAACAATCCTACCATCATTTGAAACTACATAATATCTAACTCTTGTTTCAGTTTCATAATATCCAATATAATCACCAAGTTCAATATCGATACCTAGTTCATCCAAGTGTTTTTGATATACCGATATTCTAACATTTCCCGGTTCCATTTGACCAAGATTAGTTTTATTTCCCAACATTTTATTTTCTGGTTGTGAAACCTGAATAAATGCCTTAAACTCAACAGGGGGTAAATATTTAATACCATCTGTTAAAGTTTCACCATATACGTCATCAGTTTTGGTCTTATATCTGTCAACCTTATATAAAACACAAGTGAAGTTCATATCTCCGTGAAGCCACTCTTCACCCATCTCAATATCCAACGCATAATCTTCGGAACCGAAGAACTTACCAAGTCGTGTTATGGGAACTTTTTTATCCATATTGATAAATATCTTTATTTGCGTTATCTTTATATAAAAAGTTTTTTTGGAAAATGGAATACATCTTATAGAACGAAAAGCACTTGATACACTTGATGTGTATTCAGGATCAAACAACTATATCCTTAAATTAAAAGTTCAAAAAGAAAATAACCCTAAATTCTATCCCACACGAGCACAATCAGAATATATTTTAAATTTTGGTGAGGTTGTTCCAAAAGTTGCAAAGAAGTGGGTTGAACTTGACCCCTACTTCGCAAATAAAATTTCAGAAGAAAAATTATATACAAAAGTTCCCGATCAGGTTTGGGTCGAAAAGTTATTGGTCGAAAAAGATAAAGCTTATCACATTTGGGGTAGGTTTTTCACCGGTGAAACAATCCACGATTTTTGGTTACCAAAGTCGGCAATTATTAAAACCCATACGGTTGAGAAGGTAGATATTGACTATTCAAAGTATAATCATAGACCCCCATTATCACATCAAAAAGAAGCTATCGAAAAGTTGGTTGGTAGTAAAAGATTTATATTGGCAGACGATATGGGTCTTGGTAAGACCACATCAACAATAATTGCGGCTCTTGAAACCGGTGCCAAAAAAATTCTAATCATTTGTCCGGCGTCTCTGAAAATTAATTGGCAAAGAGAAATCTCAAATTATAGTGATAGAAGTGTTTATATCTGTGAAGGAAAAAACTTTTCACTTGAACACGACTTTGTTATTACAAACTACGACATCATCAAAAACTTTTATGATATAAAAGACAAAGAAAATTCACCGATATACAAAGCAAACTTTGATTTAATCATTATTGATGAAGCTCATTACTTACAAAACACTCAAGCGCAAAGAACAAAACTTGTTAATAGTTTTGCAAAAAAAGCCAACAGATTGTGGTTATTAACCGGAACTCCGATGACCTCCCGTCCGATCAATTATTTTAATTTATTAAATCTAATTGAGAGTCCAGTGGCGTTAAATTGGATGGCATATGTTATTAGGTATTGTGAAGGTTATCAATTCCGAGTTGGTGGAAACAGAAAAATTTGGAATACAAATGGTGCGTCTAACTTGGAAGAATTAAGAGATAGAACATCAAAACAAGTTTTAAGGAGATTAAAAGAAGATGTGTTAGATCTTCCTGATAAAATCATTACCCCCGTTTATTTAAGGTTAAGATCAAAACTTTACGAAGAATTGATGGGTGATTACTATAATTGGTATGAAAAAAACCCGGAGGAGTCATCTTCTCTCACACTTCAGTTTTCAAAATTGATGAAAGTAAGACAAGTAATTGCCGAAGAAAAGATATTGTCCACAATAGAACTTGCCGAAAATATTATTGAACAAGGTAAGAAAGTTATTATTTTCACAAATTTTACAAACACCTTGAAAAGATTGTTGGAACACTTTGGAAAAAAAGCGGTGGGTCTTGATGGATCTACTTCCAAACCGGAAAGACAATTTGCTGTAGATCAGTTTCAAGATAATGATAAGATTAGAGTGTTTGTTGGAAACATTAAGGCTGCAGGTGTTGGTATTACATTAACTTCGGCGGAGGCGGTTATAATGAATGACTTATCATTTGTTCCTTCTGATCATAGTCAGGCAGAAGACCGAGCATATAGATACGGACAAAAGTCAAATGTTTCAGTTTATTATCCAATATTTGAAAACTCAATTGAAGGTGTTATCTACGATATGCTATCCAAGAAGAAGAACATCTTTGAAACTGTAATGGGTGATAATATTGACAAGTCCGATTTTGTTGAAGAGGTAATGAACATAATTAACAATCAAAAATATTAATTTATCATAATTATGATATTTATGATAAAAAGGGACTATGGCAATTATAGCGGAACCACAAAGAACAAAACTCTATACGAGAGTTAGACATCTTCTTGGAGCACCTTTAAGAAGTGTTGAATTAGAAGATGAGATGTTAGATTCTTTATTAGAACTCGCAATTGGAGACTACTCTCAATATATTCAAGATTGGTTAATTGAATCTCAGTGGGCCGCATTACAAAATTTAAATTTGGATGAACAATCCCTAACAAGGGCATTCGTAACTAGAAGTATTGATTACGAAACAAGATACACTTACGCATATTCAAAAATTGTGGGGTTACAAACAGGTGGTGATTATGTTTTGAAAAAAGATTTTATTGAACTACAAAAGGGTCAACAATTATATGAAATTCCGGCAGGTAGAGAACTTAATGAATTAATGTGGTTTACTCCTCCGGAACTTACTAATATATTATTCGATCCTTGGTCATTCGGTGTAATGGGTGGTCCCGGACTTGGTGGACCTGGTGGATATTCCCAACTTGGTTATAGTGGGTCTTACTTTTTGATGCCAGCGTTTGATATGTTATTGAGAATGCAAGAGATCAATATTCAAAGAAGAATAATTGCATCTGAATTAACATATAGAGTCACTGCACTTCCTGATGGTAAAAAATTAGTTCATCTAATGAATACCCCCGGTGGTAAGTTTGACTTCGGAAATGCTAACTTTCACAAAGGAAAAGTTTGGTACTGGTACTATGATGTTGAAGGAAAAGACAGAGATGATTGTTTGAAAAAGAATCCTGATATTGTTAAATTACCTTCGGACGTTCCAATAGATGAATTAGCTTGGGATGATTTAAACAACCCCTCTCAACAATGGGTTAGAAGATGGTTCATAGGTCTTTGTAAAGAAACTTTAGGTAGAGTAAGAGGAAAATATAGTGGTAATCTTAAAACCCCGGATAGTGAATTGACTATGGACTATACAAGTTTATTAACTGAGGGTAAAGATGAAAGAGCTAAACTTGAAGAAGAATTAAAACAAAGATTAGAAAGAATGAGGCCTGAAAAGATGATGGAAAAACAAGCATTAACCGCTGAAAACTTGAATAAATCTCTTAAGTATAGAGCGTTACCAAGACAAATATATGTAATTTAATTTATGCCGGTAATAAGAAACACACCCTCACAAAGAGTGGTTAATGGTAATATAGTTAATTCATCTGAAATTGCAATTGTTTCTGATTCTGATTTCAGAACTAAAGGAGAAGGTATCATTGTTGTAAAAAATATAGATTTCTGTAAAATATCTTTAGATCAATCTACAACAGATCACATAACAATTAAAGCTCTAACCAAGGTACTAATCCAACCAATGATGGGTTTAATTGACGACGAATATCAAGAAATGGAAATTGATAAGGGTGCGTGTGTTGAAATGGCGTATTGTGCTGGAGGTTGGTATATCTTAAGTTCAGATGGACTTAAGTTTAGTTAACATATTGTTCCCACCCCTTCTCAGCTAACTCATACATATAATCCGGTTTCAAACCGCGTCTATCCCAATACGCAACCTCGGCTTCAGACATATTCAGAACTTCTTCCAAACTATCTTGGTCTTTCTCATCAAATGGATGTCCGTTAATAAGTTCACATTGTGATGATGTAAATAATCCTCTTTCTTGTGGGTTCTCAACCAACAATGAATTTCTGATCTCATCTTTAAAAACAACTAATAAAGGTTCAATTCTTTTGTTGAAAACAGATATAGCCCTTGCCACATTATAATCTCCGGTCATATTTGGGTTTTCTTCAATCGTTTTTTGATCCAACATATAACAATTTATCTGAACAAACCCATCAGGCATTTCTTTTCCGTGTTCAAGAAGATATTCTTCTTTTTGTTTTTTGGTTGGTTTTGAAATCTTTTGAACATCTCCGTGAGAAGCCTTTATACCATTATTAACATAATAGATCACAT